AACTGAAATTTTGCACAGCGCGTCCCAAAGATTTCCAGGAAGTTCGCCCTGATGCCACGAAGCTACCAAATCATCAAAATCATCGACAAGAGGAAGGTGCCAGTCGTGTTCGCTTAACTTCTTTGGTGTTGATGAATCGTAACTTTCTTTCATCATGACAGCAATGCGCTGAATCTCAGGTTGAGCGTCAGGATGCGTTCTCAACGCAAAGAAGTTGTCCCACTCAGTTGCAGAAACAATCGCTGTGTGCCATAAAAACGGTTCTAACAACCGATTTGTAATCTGCTTATGGATACCGAGGTCTAGTAGTTCTTGAGCACGAAAAAGTGCATCGTTGCGAGCTTTCAACCATTTAGCTTCAGCCAAACGTTGAAGGTCGTCAGATAGCTCTTCATTTGCTTGCATTCCTTTTTGATTCTTCCCCCAATAGATGGGTATAAACGGATCATCTTGAACTTTCTTGATCATTTTTTCAACAGGAATTGCACGCGAACTAGCGCTATTGCGACTGAACGTTCTATGCGTATTAAATTCCGCTAAAATTATGCGCGGAAATGTAATTTCCATCGTTGTCAACCGAGCGCCAGTCGGTGACAAACTGTCTTTAAGAATCAACGATCGATATGCCATGGACGTAAAACTACATCGTCCGATAACAATTGATCAAATCAAAATTTTTGCATAAACTGGTAAAGTTTGTTGTTAGCTAATTCCGTTGCTTCAAGTTCAAGTTCATGAATCACTTGGTTAGAAGCATCGAGCATTTCTTGCAGATCAACTGGACTCTTTACGGTCATCGTAATATGACGCTTAACATGTTGACGAATTGTATCAGCATATCGTCTCGCAGCGTCTCTTACGGCAAACTCTGGAATGCCGCGAAGAATTTCTTCACGTACTAATTGACGTAGTTCTTTTAACGAAACTTTCATGTAGATAATTCTTTTTCTCGTTGAACCTCGTCTGCATATGCTTTTTCGCACATTGCAAACAACTCATCAATGTTCATTGAGTCAATTAATTCTTTGCGATCAAGATTCATACGCGCCCAGCGAATCAATAAACGTTCATTTTCTTCACTAAATGCCGTGTCGAGAAGCCAAGCTTTTAACGCAGCTTTAGTTTCAAATTCGATCCAAATGCCTGGGTCAGAAAGAAATGCTTTACGTGCTCGCAGTCCCAATTGTTTACTTAGCGAAACCTTGGGACGAGCGATCTCGTGAATTAACGATCGTAACTTGCCGAGCTTAATTTGCATTTAAGCAGCTACCTTTTTATTCGATTGTTCACCCGAATTTAACGACGACCACGCATCCTCAACGCTTTGGCTAACGCCAGCAATCATTTTTTCTTTTGCTGACTTAACGTTATTCATGACTTCGTCATAAATTTTATCGTCGAGCTCCCGAGTCTCAGGATTATAGTGCTTATCCATCGCTCTAATGATAGTGTCGCGGACAAGCGCTTGTTCAAAACCATCACCCAATCGTTTTATTAAATCAGCAACGATTTTGTTATCGAGCGGACTATTCAACAATTTGTTGTTTTTTAACGACGGAGAGATTGCAACCTCTCGAATTAAGTTTTTTAGCTCTCCAAGTTTAATGCGCATCGTAAACTTAAATATCAACCCATCAGCACTTGCTCCATCCACATGCGCTACATGATATGCATCCTTGCTGGTAAACAAGACCTGCTGCTCCACATGTGTCACATTTTTTTTCTGTCACTTTTGTGCCGTCCTTAACGTAATTTTTAAGAACACGAGCTAAAACAGAGGAAAAACTCTGCAAATCTGAATGTTTATCTTTTTTAAGTTGTTCGACAAGGTATTGAACTGGGGTGCCATGACGCATGGACATTGAAATAATTCTTGTCAGCGCACCGTGTTCCGGGTTATCAAATAGTTCAACTATATTTTTAAAAACCAACTGATCATCGTCGCCCAATGGAATGATTAAGTTGTATGTTGCAATGCTGTTAATTTTTCCATTTTTAACTAAAGTACCTCGTCTAATCTTTTTAGGAACTTCGACGTGCTCTTGCAGTCCACAGAACACTTCATAGGGTCTATCGTTGTAGAGACCAACCAAGACCAACCAAGTATTTCCTTTTATGTTGATTCTGTGTATGTCACAAGGAAGATCTTTTGGTCTATGAGGAGCATGAGTGTCGATAATCTGATCGCTTTCACGACCTTGTTGAACAGATGACTCAACGGGTTTTTCATCTGAAACAAGCACGCCTGTCCTTGACCCGTCACGATAGATGGTGACACCCTTACAACCTGTCTCCCAACCGTGCATATAAATTTGTTTAACAACATCAACAGACGTTGCGTTAGGAATGTTTGTAGTGTTACTGATGCTATGACAAATCCATTTTTGTGCTGCGGCTTGAACGTCGATCTTTTTGACCCAATCAATATCAGCACTTGTGGCACCAAAATACGGTGATTTTTCAAAATCAGCTTCTGTCAAATTGTTTACAGTCATCCATTTTTTAAATGCATGGTGATAAACTGTATACTCTTGCCAACGATCTCCAAGATCGTCAACAAAGTCAACACGAGCATCAGCGTCATTTGCCGTGATCTTTCGGCGACGTTTATAAAACAACATAAACGCCGGCTCACATCCTGACGTTGTTTGCGTCAAGATTGAAACTGAACCAGCAGGGGCTGTTGTTGTTAAGGCGATGTTTCGACGACCGTGCTTTTCATATAAAGACTTTAAGTTTGCGTCTAAGTCAAGAATGCGATTGATAAACGGATGATTTTTTTCAATTTCATGTGAAAATACCGGAAACGAACCGCGTTCAGCAGCCATATCAACAGTTGAACGATAAGCGTTCAACGCTTGTGTACGATAAATTTTATCAGTTTCATCAACCGATTCTTGTGAGCCGTATCGAATATTACAACCTGCGAGTGCATCGCCCAACGCAGTTATTCCAAGCCCAGTTCGACGACCTCCTTCAGCTGCTTTTTTAATTTTTTTCCACAACGCTAACTCAATTGATTTAACGTCAAGAGGTTCTGGATCAGATTCAATTTTTTTAATGATTAAGTCAACGGCTTCTAATTCCAAGTCAACCAAATCATCCATCAACCGCTGTGCTTTATAAACGGTTGATGAAAAGTCGTCGTAATCAAACTTTGCGTTGTTAGTAAAAGCATTTTTAACAAATGCATTTAAGTTTACAAGAAGTAACCGACATGAATCGTAAGGCGACAGCGTGATTTCACCACATGGATTTGTCGACGTTGACGCGTAATCAGCATATGCATCTGCAGGACCCATCTTAGTCACAGTGTCCCAGAACAACAGACCCGGTTCAGCAGAATGATGAGCTGCTTCAATGATTTCGTTCCATAACGTTAATGCATCGATTGTTTCTTCAATCGTATGTGGAACATCTTTGTCAACAGGAAATCGTAATTGAACAGTCGTTTTATTTTTGACCGCATTCATAAATTCGTCGCTCAAGCGAATTGATATGTTTGCACCTGTGACTTTTTTCAAGTCACGTTTAATGTTAATAAACGTTCTAATTTCTGGATGATGGACAGATATCGTTAGCATCAACGCGCCACGACGTCCACCTTGAGCTACTTCACGACATGTGTTGGAGAATCTCTCCATAAAAACACCAATGCCGTCCGTCGTCCTAGCGGCGTTTGATGTTGACAGTCCTTTAGGTCGAATCGTCGATACGTCAAATCCTACGCCTCCGCGTCTCTTCATTATTTGAGCTTGTTCTTGATCAGCTCTGAGGATTCCTCCGTATGAATCTTGAGGAGACTCGATGACAAAACAGTTACTCAACGACTGAATTTGAAACGGGTTTCCAACTGCAGACATAGGACTGCCTTGAGGAACCACTTTCCATGAGGCTAGAAGCTCATAGATTTCACTTTCTGACATTGGGTTAGGATATTTGCTCTCAATTCTCGCAAACTCTCTAGCAAGCCTTCTGTGCATATCAGCAGGAGTTAACTCGCGTAACATGCCAACGTTGTCGCGTAGGGCATACTTTCCAGCAAATACTTCTGCAGCTAATTCGTCACCACCAAAATAACCAATAGAGGCACTCCTCACCTCTTCATATGTGTATGTCTTCATCTATGCTCTCAAAAACATTATGTGATCTAATTCAACGTATCGCCGTTGGCACATGAGCATGCATAACTATCATCAGTCTGATTTGGTTTCGGGACTCTTTTCATCGTCTGTTTCATGACTAACATCGTTTGAATTCTTCAATGATTTTTTCTTTTCTTCCACAAGTTTTGCTTCCTTTAGTTCGTTCCACTTGTCTCGAATCATTGCTTTCATTTCATCTTGGTTACCTTGCGCTGCTTCAAATTTTGTGCTTTGATTTTCAATCAAAAATTGACTACGAGCTGTGTTAACAACTGCATTATAAAGTAAACCATCACGCCCCGCTCTGTTCTTAGCAAGATAAATTCGTGCTAGTCCAGTTGATTTTTCATGAGAGCGTCGTGAAATAGTAACAACAACGTCTGCGACCATTGCTTTACCGTACGCTTCACTCATGTTGTTTAAGTCGACGACATCAGTATCTGAACCCTCTTTGTTAGATTGAGAAGCCGTCCAGATCGGTATTCCTTGTTCTTGCGCATATCCACGAAGCTCTTCATACACAAGCTTTAATTCATGCCTCAACGAATCAAACTGGCGTGTCGAGCGCATGATGTCAGCGTAATCGATGACAATCATTCCAGGCTTAAACCCTCTTAACGTCAGCCTCTCGACGTGTGAGCGAATGGTGTAAATCGATGCGGTGTTTGTTGGATATTCTTTGATCTTTAATCGACCTAGTTTGTTATCCTTATAAATTGCAAGGACCTTGTCCTTGTTTTCACATATGTCGCTTGAATCGATGTCACATAGATTTGAATCATACCGTAAACCGACCTGGTTTTCTGACAATTCAAACGTATAATGAAGAACGTTGACGCCAGCACGCATTGCATTAGCACCAAGCATTGTTAAAAAGTGCGACTTGCCGACGCCAGTTGGTGCTACAACAACACCAATTTCTCCCCTACCTAAACCACCATTTAAAATTTCTTTTGCGTCGAGCTCAGCTAACCCGGTCGGAACTGCTTCACGACGTAAGGTTGTAAAACGCGCTTCGTAATCCTCAAAAAAATCATGACCCATAGCTGGCGACGTTCCAACAGTGACAGCTTTTTTGATTGTTTCAACAATCTGTTCGTATTTTTCCGAAGCAATATGATCTACTGCTTGTTCCAACGCAGCTTTTAAAGCTTGTTTTCTACAAAAATCCAAAGATTTTTCTTTGACGTATTCTAAATCTCCAAGGTCGGGATTTGACCTGATTCGTTGCAAGTATTCAACGATCTGATCCCTAAGAACAACGTCGTTACCAGTCTTTAGATCATCTCGAATAATCGTGATCAAAAGATTCAAAGTAGGAAATACTTTGTATTTTTTTGCGTATTGAAAATATCGTTCAGCTAAAAAACTCAGATATCGAAGGTCGAAGTACGAAACATCGACAACTTCAACCATCTGCTCTGCAAATTGTTTGTCAACTAACAACGCTTGAACGATTTTTTCTTGAAACGACCGTCCGTACTGACCAAATGTTACCTGTTGTGTCACTTATACTCCACGTTCGCGATGCAATGAAAAGCATAAAAGAATTCAGCAACATCAAAGTCGCCTATTCCTTCATCAATTAATCTGCGAGTAAACGACATTCTATCGATGCCTGGTTTAAATGTACTGAGCGCGTGATCAACTTTAGATGCTTGCGATGGCGCAAGCATCCCGCCGTCCAAATAAACCAATCTCCAGTTTCGCTTTATGATTTCTTCTGCTTCAAAAACGCGTTCGTATAACTTAGCTTCATCACGGTGTGATGCAGAAAAATTAATGATGTCTTGAACTAAAACGTCTGCTTCTGTACCAAGCATTGGAAATAACTTTACGAGTTTCTTGTATCCAAGGCCTTTAACGCCTGGGATATTGTCTGATACATCGCCGCAAAGCGCTTTAGCTAATGCAAAGTTACTGACAGTTACACGAAATTCGTTTAAAACATCATCCGCTGTTACGTAGATTTTTTTGTGAAAACTATAAATTTTTGTGTTATCATCAAGAAGTTGAAGAAGATCCTTATCAGAAGAGGCGATAATTTTCTTTTCGTTACGTAATGGTCCTCTACAGAGGTATGCAATTACGTCATCCCCTTCACAGTCTGACACGTACAATTGACATACTGGCGTGCACTTTAAAAGTGATAACAAAACCATCAATTGATGTTTCTTGTTTTCGTCTGATTCTGGAATATCGTCGCCATAAAACCTGTTTAATTTTTCAGGTTTTCGATTCATCTTATATTCTGAATACAACGCTCGACGCTTCGTCGATCCTCCACCTTCCCAACAAACGTAAATTGCTCGAGGATGACATTCAGACACTAAGCGTCGAAGCATTTTTAAGAACCCGATGTATCCACCAGCTTGTTCACCATTTGATGTCATCTGAGGATATGCACTAAACGCACGTATGTAGGCGTTAAGTCCATCAATAATTAATACAGGGTGTGAATTCATCTATTGATCAATCTACGACTTAAATCAATAGATGAATCATAAAAATCTACATTCAAAATCACAAAACCCACAGAAATTCTGTGGGTTTTAAAAAACGTTAGAGACAATAAAAATTATGTCTCATCATCGTTTTCTGGCGATTCACCTTCTGTCAAGACATCATCACCAGACGTATCAATGGTGTACGCTTTATCAATGATATGCATTATGTAATCAGAATACAGCGGATCATTCATCAATTGACCGAAATCATTCTTGTAGAACTTTTTTTCCACAAGCATTTCACCTGTAACAGTATCCATAACAGTAAGTTCCTTCCATGCGCTTGTTCCGCTGATCTTTAACTTTAAGCGAGAAGCGTTTGGTCTGTCCAAAAAGACATCATTTTTTTCACAAAAGGATCGAACTTCATCAAAGATGTATTCATGCTCAACAATACCTTTTCCAAAAATGATATCAAATTCATACTTTCGAAAAGGTGGTCCAACCTTGTTTTTCTTTACAGTGACTATGACGTGAATACCAATTGTATTTCCGTTTTTATCCTTGACTTGGGTACCAGACGATAAACGAACTCTCACGGACGCATGATATGGTATGCTTTTTCCACCAGGGCTCACTAATGGATCACCATGAATCACTCCAATGGCATCACGTAATTGATTGATACAAATCAACGTAACAGCATTTTGTCCAATCACTCCAGTGATTTTTCGCATTCCTTTTGAAATGACGCGGGCGTTCAGACCAACTGTATTTTGATCGTAATCACCTTCAAGTTCAGCCTTCGGCGATGTTGCGGCAACTGAGTCCCAAATTACAAGAATTGGGACATCTTTCATCGTTGAAAGTTGTTTTGCTTTTTCAATCGTGCTTTCAATAACGTTAAAAACCTCTTCTGTCATATGACAATCAACGTAAACAAATCGTTTTCTAACGTCAATTCCCATCTGTTGAAGCTTATCAAGTGGCGTAGCATTTTCACTATCAATATAGATGACAAGTCCGCCTTGTGCTTGAACTTGTGCAGCTGTATGATATGCTAAATGCGATTTTCCTGACGAAGGAAGACCCGTTATTTCAATGATTCGACCTTCAGGATAGCCTCCTCCCTTAGAATTTCTGATTGCATAATCAAGTTGCAACGAACCGGTATGAAACCAACGACGAATGATCGTCGGTGCGTCTTGTTCAGCAAGATTGTACGCAACCCTACTTCCCATTTCTTTGTTAATGTCTTTTATTAGCTGAACTGTAAAATCATCAACGTCACCACGTGAAGGTGAAGTCACTGGTTTTTCTTTTTTCGCCATTGGTAACGTTGACAGGATTCGAACCTGTATAGACTCCCTAAAGGCCGGCCCATTGAGAGTTTTGCTTCCAAACAAATCCAACGTTAACGTATCAAAATCACTCTTTATGAATGATCTTAAATCACTTACTCATCACCCATCAACTCATCAAATGCTTCATCAAGACTTTTCTTGACAGCAGGTTCTTCATCGTCTTTCTTTTTACTCTTCAAAGACGTCTTCTTTTTTTCATCTTTAGATTCATCAACGTTAGAAGAAGATCCTTTAACTTCATTAACAAGTGCATCAAGTGCATCCGAACCTGATGTAGATGTTTTTTCAGTTCCATCATTGTCTGGTTCAGACTGAGACGGACCATTTAACCAGTTATGAAGAGCTGTCTCTAGTTCCGCTGGCGACTTAAGACGATACATGTCATCGATGTTTGGAACTGACTCAAACAATTTCTTAACTTCGTCTTCCGTTGCAGCAAGCTTGCTAGGACGACGAGCTAGGTCAACATCGGTGTTAGGAACTGGACGATTGTTAAACTTTTTACCAGAATCGACAATCTTTACTTCAATGTCAAATCCATTGACTACGTCAAGATAATCATTAACGTCTTCTTTCAAGAACCAGCTCAATAACTTTTGATGAATGAACTTATTCATCGACCAAATCAAAACTTTTGTCGGATCAGCTTCCGCACCCTTTTTCACAATGACTGGGATGTATGCCTGCATCTTCGGTCGCAATTTTTTTGCAATTTCACGATCTTCAGGCTTACCACTTTTCCACATTGCGTTAACAAAATCATTGATCGGATCTGGCTTTCCAAATTGGTGTGGTGCGAGTAGACCAGGTCCACCGTCTCCAATATAGTAAAACCAACGTTCAACGAACGGTTGTCCGTCCTGTACGTATTTTTCAGGCCATGGAATTCCACGAACAACGTATTCACCAAGCTTTGGTTTCCAAAGCTGTACATTCGATGTTTTACGTCCGCTTTGAAGTTCCTGCACGCGCCTTCTGATTGCATCAAGATCTATTGCCATTTTTCCTCAATCCTTGTTCCATAAACGACGACACGTTGTCAAACACAGTCATACTATCATGACTAGGTTTAAACGTACGTCACACACCACACCGTGTTCAACGGTATGAAAAACCTACGATTATTTCTTTTTTTGTTGAAGTCGATTTTTACCACGACCAGCAGAGTCAGGATTCATGCCTAAAGGCAATGCGTATCCTGCAACTGCTCCAACACCTGAAAATTCACAAACTTCTTCATCCTCAACATCCTCTTTACCTTCATCATCAATTGATAAAAGTTGGTTCGGCACCCGAGCTAACGGTGTTGCTTCACGCAACGCAAGCCTAACAAACTCCTTAAGCAATTTATTCACCAAATAAATAGGACAAAGAAGATGAATTTGCCTAAAAATTAGGGCAAAAGTCCCTTTTCTTGTTTTGTCGAAATTAAATCCGCGATATGAACAATGTCAGCTAACATCGGCTCCTTCATTTTATATGAAGCATTTTCTGTTGCATACTGTCCGTCATTTAAAATGATTGCCAACATTTCATCATGAGAAAGTTTAACACCAAAGTGTTGACATAAAAACACGCCACGTTGTGGAACTGTCATGAATTTAAGATTAGGATTGAATGTGTATTCTTCACCCATTTTTTCAATCCTCCATTGATCAGTTTGAGGAACGTAGTAATCATTTTCATGATCTCCAACTTTTCCGAGATCATGAAATAACGCTCCAATAATCAAAGAATCTTTTTTAACTTCCCAATTAAACGCCTTCACGAGCAACATCGCATTACCGAGTACTCGCAAAGAATGATCAACAAGACCACCGGCAAACGCATTATGATAATCACGTTTACCAGACGCAGGACACAATGCAAGCCTAACATCAAGTGCATCTACCATCTTTAAAACTGGTTCGGAACGATCTCCTAACTTTTCACAAAGTGCACGAAACCGTTTCCAATTTTTTTCAATCTCTTCAGGTGATAGCTTTGTTGTCATGTGATGAATTGTACTGAACGCTCGACTCATGTACAGCACAAATATCGCTCAATTCAAGAGGCCATTTTTGGACGTAACCATCGATTGACAAATTATTGAGATTTCGTAGATGAACATAGTCATCAACATGACAATCTAAAATAATTGCATCTGATAACAAAAACAATGGTGATATTTTCAATCCTGAAATCTGATCAAGCAAATTCTTAAACCCAAGAACTACAACATCGGCACCCGTTGATTGAACATATGAATTGACCAAAATATGGTCTAACGGTTCGTCGATCGTTACATGTCGACCATAACGATTATGAATAAATCCGTTCTTTATAAATTCTTGTTTGACTTGTTTTAACAAATTGTCAGTTTGAAAATGAGAACGGATTCGATCAATAAAAAGATCGAGGTGTCTTCCTTTAATTCCCAATCGATGTCCAATCGCTTTTCGCGATTGTCCGTATAGATCGGAAATAACAGCGCCTTTTACGATGTCGCGAGGAAGTTTTTCACCAAACAATTGTTTGTTTAAAAAAGCGTATAAATCAAGTTCGTCACAATTATGACCAGCTTCGTAAAGTATGACCCTGACTTCAAGTGCTCGAAAATCGAACATAACAATCTTACCGTCAGTACCGTAACGTGACGTAATAACATTACGAAATTCCTTGTTTAAGACTAGAATGTTTGGACCCGATTCAATCGTTGGTCTACCTGTTCTGGTTCCAAATCTGTTGTAAACAACGGGTTTGGCCATTCCATCATCAAGCGGACGAAAACTTAACAAAGCGCTAACATTTCCTCTGTTTTCATCGACAAGCGTTTGCCAGCGTTGGTTATCTATCGCAGCACGTTCCAAACGATTGAAAACGGAAGTTCCTGGTACCCAAACCCTTTGGTAGTAACTCTTTTCTAAGCAAGGCAGAACCTCAATCAATGAATTAACAAGCGTCTGTACGAAGCTCCTATGGGCAGATTTTGACATTATCTGTTGCCATGGAAAAACAACACTACCCGATACCAACGATTCCATCATGTGTTGATACTGATGTGGCGGTCCAGCCTCAACATTTTTGTTATTCAACCTCAAAAGAGTATCGAAACAGTTGATTGTGTTCTTTAACTTTCCGTTAAAATGCCATGAATCAATGGGAACATCATCAACCCACGAAAATCCCTTCGAAACAACTAAGTGCTTTTCAGTTCCAATAACAACTTTATCGATACAAACTGCCTCAGATAACGCCAAGTTTTCTAACCTTTAGTTCATCATATAATCCAACAATTAAGTGTTTTTTATTGGACTTTGAGTTCGCTGAGATTAATGACGTTTCAAAATTGTGTGTTATCGAGAATGAATTTTCAAAATCTTTAAGTCTCGTTTCTATGATCTTTTTTTCAAGAAATGAAATTGTGTTGATGAGATGAGAATCTGACATCTTAGAAATTGCGATCTTTCGGCCGTCTTTTGTCGTCCAGTAAAGAGTTTTACGTTTTGTGTTTGACATAAAGGAGTTTTGTCATACAACAATCGTTTGTTTCACTTAACAGTTAAATTTCATGAAGCAATCTTCTACTCATTCAGGAACTTGAATCTTAGCAACTTGTTGTAACAAGTTCGCTGGACTTTCAAAACGTCCGTAAGCATCATAAAACGTCATAGTCAATTGTGATTCAAACTTTCCTGGGTTGATGGTATGTGTCAACCCAGTAATTCCATAAACGTTGTCGATCGTTGTCCCAGTGTTAAAATCAACGAAAAACAACTGCATAAAGTCCAAGACTGGACATCCGAGAGTTGATAACGTAACTGATGCCGGGATCACTCTTAAAGGCAATCCACCCGTTCCACCTCCGTTAGGTTGCGTTACAGATGGACGTCCAGATTTATTTGCCATCATTTGAACGCTTGTCAATAATGGATCCTGTTTTGACGCTACGTTGGCTGAAATTACGCTTGAAGCGTTGGTTCCATACAAAATCGTTGGCAGTGTTTTTGAAACAAATTTCTTAATCTTGTCGTTACTCACTAAATCGTTAATAATAACGCCGTGAGTTGGATCTTGTTTAAGTGCGTTCTGAATATCAGACGGTAATCCGTCAAATCCTTTAACGATTGCGTCTTTATATTGATCTGACAACAATTCAGAACGAATCAATTGAGGATCAATTCCTGCATCATCACGTGACAAGAGTGACGTTGCCATTGGGTATGGATTTACCTGTTTATCGTAAATGTGAATTCTCATGATTTTCACATATGCATCTGAACGACGATTAACGTCTTGTCTAGCTGCTTGATCGAATGTCGTCAAAAGATCAACTTTTTTGCCTGACGCTGTCGCATAAGTTGATTCAACGTAAATTTCGATTGCAGGCATCTTGAATGGACCAAGCTTGTTGTTTTTACCAGCATATGCATCTTCAAATTCACGTTCTGAATTTTTAGATTTCTTTAATTGAGGTTCTGTGTTTTTAGGATCATAAGGTTCAAAGTACGAAAAAAATCCATAGCCGACACCACGAACGTCACCAAGTTGAGCTTGAATCACAAGCTTCATAAATTCTTCAAGCGTAATGTGATCTGATCTATGCCTGCTTATATGATCTTTAAACTGTTCATAAAAAACTGATAAATCAATAGGAAATTCTGCTATATTACGACTTGACGCGCGACCAGCACGTTCGTTAAAATTATAGAAATACAGTTGAAGCTCATCAAGACCAGCAATAGAAACAACGCCTCTACCGACAAAAACACTAAAAATCTTTCCAAACGATACAAGTCTTTTTTGAAATTTTGGTTGTGAAGATTTAGGTGCTTGTCGAATCTTATGGTATGCATCAGCAAGATCAGCAAACGGATGAGAATCTTGTTGCGTTAAACCAAGTTGTTGAATACGAAGATCGTCTCTCGCCCTTGTCATCAAAAACGGATCTGGTCCCGTTTGGAGCTCATGAAAAAGACCGTTGACAGTTGCGCTCACTTGTTGTTCAAGTCGTTCTTTGAAGTTAAATTTCTGTTCTTTTTTTGAACCGTCGGTCGCGTACAATTTTTGTAGCGATAAAATAAGTTTGTTTGCTGCTTCTTGATCAATTTTTCCGCCAGACGAAACAAGACTTTTTTGTAAATTCGATATCGTATTCTGAACGTCAGCTGGTTTTAAATCTGGAAATTCTCCGCGCTCGCCAGCTTCGAGAACTTGAAACGACCTAATTTCCTTGTTAAGACCAGTCGGTTTATCGAGATTCAACTGTTGTCTGTACGTAGAAATATCATCAGCTAACGTTTCAATCTGGCGTTTTATATCCTCAAACGATTCACTTAATCCAGTTATCCTGATATCTCTGAGTTCCCTAACCCCTTTTGTGAAAAGTTCAAGTGTTACCGTAACTTGTCCAACCTGATCAAACGAATAACTTGAGTTCACAATGCCATATGGTTCTCTGACAAGCATGTTGTCATTGATAAAATTTGCATATGGATTGTTTGCTTCAACTGGATGTCTCCATCCATATGTTAACCAAACTGTTGTTTTTGTATAGACTAAAGGTTTAATCAAGTCAGCAATTTCTGACAACCTCGAGCGATCGTGAAGTTTTAAAGTTAGTGTCGCTTTTTTGTATGAGAACGTACCAACAGTAGGAGTGACGTTAATCGTTAACCCTTCAATCGTCCCAAATGGACGAAAAGCATCTAACACAGGAGCATATCTTGAACCAACTGGTGGGAGCGATGGGTTAACAAGAGTTTGTGGAGACGTAAATAACTCCATCCCAACAACTGTATGTTCGGTTGACGTGGCAGATTGTTCGTTGTTACTAATACGCATACCATCAACCATCAACGAGTTTGCAGAACCCTTGGGAAAGTTTTTAGCACCTGCACCAGCAGTATCTTGCGCACCCAATAAAAATCGTAACAAACTTGGTGCAGCGAGTTTATTTCCAGCGTTTACGGGTCTGTCAAAAACAAATTCAGCGTTCAAATACGGTACGCACCTTGATGCAACA